CGGCTTTGCCAGTCCTTCCATACGCTGACCACGGCCTGCGGCAAGGATTACTGCTTCCAACGCCAGTCCTGCTTTGCCCAGATGAAGTCCCAGCCTGCTTCTTCTGCAGGACCTTTTCCTTCAATTCTGTCGTCAATGTACACACCAGACGAGTCAAGGCTTTCAAGTATTTCCTTGCGAGCGTCAGTTGTAACACTTGCAGCTACGAGATTGTCAGCATTAAGTCCAAGCTCTTGAAGTATCACAGTTGCAGTTGCTTTTGCAGCGCCAGTGACATAAAAAACTCGAGCTCGCATATCGTGCTCAAGCGCACGCATAATTTCAGCAAACGGAAGCGCATTCTTTAGTGCCGCGCCTGCGCGAAGTACCTCGATGTACGCCTCTGTCTTCTTTTCATGAAGCCTGCGAGCTTTTTCGTGCGACCCAACCGCAGAAGGCAGCCATGTCTGCCACGGGTGGCCCCAGGCTTGCATCGGCATTTCAATTCCAACGTACTTGTAAGACTCGATGACTAAGCTTCGAGAGTCAACGAGAACTCCGTCAATGTCTGAACACCATGTTGCCATACTTAATTCCTTTCAATAGCTCTGTGTAGTACTTCAATTACGCGAGGCAGCGAGTCGGGTATGTTTCGTTTGACATACGGAATTGCACGCATTACGTGAACAACCGCCCATGCCTCTCCAACCTCAAATAGCTCTTCATCATTTACAATGTCTGCAATGTCATTGTGGCTGTACGCAAGCATTCCATTGTTGTACTTGGCGTGCTCCCATCCATAGGCGCTTTGAAGCATTTTGCCAACATCAACAGCAGGAGAGTCTGGTACGACTTCAGTTGCTCTGATTGGATCAATCAACACGTTGCCATAGCCAAGACGAAACATGACATTTTCTGCCGTAGGATCCCCGTGAGTCAATGCATGCTTGAGTCTGTACGCGCCTACAGCCGCTTTTGTTGCGTCTGCAATGATAGCGTCGGCTGCAGTGCTACTGATAAGTCCAGAAAGATGACGATCAATAGTTGCTTGCATCTTTTCTTTAAGAAGATTATGTGTGTTTGTCGTTGGCGGAACCACCGCGGGCTGCGACCACACATGGCGAAGAAGAGCTACGTGAACAAATGAGTTGTCAATATTCCAGTAGTCAATGTACTCAAGCTTTTCCATGACATAGCCATCGTCAAGAAGACTGACAATGCTTGGAAAAACATGACTTCCATGCTGAATGATCCATTCGCCTTGCTCGCGTGTTCGCTCTGGAATTCCACCTGACTTGGTAACAGTGCCATCGCCATTATCAATGACAATGGCGCCAGATAGACCCCTCACGAGAAAGCGCTTTCAATCAATATCTCTGCACTCTTGCGTGGATCATTTCGTGTCCTAAGTACTTCGCGGTTGTGCTTTGCGATACTAAAGCGATCAGCATCTGAAATCTCAAGACATTGTTCAAACGCTTCTTTGCACTTGCGAATAATCTCAAGGCCGTCTTCTTTAACCAATCGTGATTGCGTTGGCGATCCTTTGTACCAGTCAAGAACAAGCATTCTGAACTGTGGATCAGATAAGTGACCTGGGACAATGCACATTGCACCAGCGTCTGCTGCCTCGAGCGACGAATACTCAACAAGTCCTCGTGCAAAATTGTGCGCAGTAAGGTTCATGTGAACACGGAACCTTGATGCAATAGCTGCTGAGTCCATGTAGTTTCCAAGATAGCGAACTAGCGCGTGTCCAGGAATTCGTGCGTCCCACGGGTAAGGCGTGATGATGTTTCCATCAGCGCCCTTTGTTGGATCAACACGCTGAGCATAGCGTTTTGTCTGCGCTCCAAAGTGGTCACGAAGTTGCTCGTAGACAATGTATGTTGGCGATGGACCAAGCCCTACTGAACACGATCCCCAGATTTCAACAGTGACGTGCTCTGGAAGCTGTGCGCCGGCCAATGCAACAACTGGCTGTCCCTTGTTGTATATGAAGCGCCCAGAGGTGCCAACAGTCCAGTCATTTGTTATCGGCGCGTCAATGTCAAACTTTGGAATGTATGGCATGCAGCCTTTGATCCAGTCCATTGACTTAAAAAGCTCATTGCTATCTCGAGCAGAGTCATCGCTCATCGTGACGAGTTTTGCGCCTCGTGACGGCGACTCAAGAAGCTGCGGCACGAATGGAATGTCTTTTTCTGGATAAAACGATCCATGAAGTGACGTAGTCCACTTTGTCTTTGTTCTGCGCAATGCATCAACGTATTCTGGAAGCACTGGCTGGCCAGTCTTCGCGGATTCTTTGATTGCTGTTTTGTCGTGCAATGGCACCTTAATTTCAGGAAGCACAATCATGTCATAGGTGTCAAGCGTCTCAACAAGATGCGCTGTCTTTACAACAACATCTGGCGCTTCACTCCACCATCGGCCACCTGGTTGTGGCTTTCCCCAAGATGCTCGGGTCTTTCCACTCTTTGTAAACGAAACAACATCGCACTCATGTCCGAGTTGTTGAAAACCATATCGTAAGCGAAATGCCCAGGCTGTTGGTCCTTTTACCCCTGGCTCTGGTTCAAGAATTGCTACGCGCATAAATCTCTCCGTTGTGTTAGTCGTGTGTAAATGATATCACGATTCAATCATAGAGGGCGTGCCTATCTTGCGACAGACACGCCCGCCTATGAACAATATGTTCTGACTAGATCAGAACGGTGCTGGCGGCGGAGTGTCCGTCGCTGGAGCAGGTGCTGCTTCCTGTGGAGCAGGAGCCGCTGCCGCTGGTGCAGGAGCAGGGGCCGGTGCCGGTGCTGGAGCAGGAGCAGGTGCTGGAGCGGGCGCTGGAGCAGCTGCAACAGTAGGTACTGCAGATGCAGCATTAGCTACAGTGTAGTACGCCTTGATTTCATTCTTCTTCTGACCTTGCCAAGTGCGTGAACCGACTTGTGCACGGAAGAACTTGCTCTTCATTGCAGCTTCAATTTGCGCGTTGGTTGGGCTTGTTGCGAAGAACTCACGGCCGAGACCAAGTGCGTTCATCTTACGGAAGAAGATTCCGAGTGCTGTTGGGTTGTCAGTTGAAACAACAAGGTTGTCCCAGACAAGACGCTTTGCGTGCGCACCAGTCTGGACCTGTGCCTTGACTTTGAACATTGTCTTTCCTGATTGCGAAACAGCAGCTGTGGCTTCAACGATTTGAAGATCGTAGTCGCCATCCGGTAGTGGATCAAACCCACCAGCGGTATCGCCTGCTTCTTTGATTAGGTCGCCCCAATTGAGGGTACTCATAGTTATTACCTATGCTTTCTTTGTTGTTGTTATTTGGATGTTTCTTGCGGACGCTGTCCGAACACGATGTCGAGCATTCGCTCAATACCGAGATTTTCTTGCTCGACAACCTTGCCGAGCCTGCCTTGAACGCGCTCGCCAGCTTCATACTGGTTTGTGCGCTCAACGTACATACGACGTGCCTTGTACGGTGCCTGAGTAGGGTCACCAGGGAACACGTCCTCAACGGTAATTGCGCCGAGGATGTCGTAGAAGTATGGTGCTTGAATTGCAAGTTGACCTTGCAGGTACGGACGGTAACGACCGTCTTTATCCTGACGAGCCATCGCAGTAAGAACTACTGCTTCAAGCGGTGCCGTTGGGTGCATTGTCAAGTCACGCAGGTCTCGCAAAAGCGCGCCCATGTGACGAAGCAACTCGCCCCACTGTTGCATCTGCATCTTGTTAGTGCCGGCGATGTTATCCATGCACTTAACCTGAAGTTCAGATACAGAGTCAATGATCAACGACTTGAACTGATGCCTACCAAGTTGCAACCATTGGTATGCCTTGAGCACTGTGTCGTACTCAGTGACGTTCACAACGCAGGTGTCCCATGTGCCATCGGCAACAGGCGGCTCCTCACGCAGTGGATCCCAATACTTAACATTGATAGGCAAGAACCGATGTCCTCCTTCAACGTCAAGCATAAGCCGTGGGTATGGTGCAGTGACCGCAAATGATGATTTACCAACCTTTGACTCGCCGTAGACCATGATGGTCAATGAGCGTTGTACTTCTCCCATTATTCGTTTCCTTTCTTCTCTTCTGTCTTGTAGTAACCATACGGGTCGGCGACCGCGTACATCTCGCTTATTGCATGTTCGGCGGCGCTTCCGTCGTCAAACAGTGGGCAAATCGCAAAGAACTGACATTTCCACTTGCAATCTCGGCTTGGCCGTGGATAAACAACTCCGTAATGATCTTGTCCTTCGTCAAGCGCGCCTCTGACGGCCAGCATATCCTTGATGGTGCCATGAATACGTGACGCAAACGCACGAAGTGCAAATTGATTATGTCTGACTTCCATTTGCTCGTAGAACGGAGGCTTTGCATTTGCAGTGCGCTTTACTTTCTTAAGCATCGTAAAGATGCCACCTTCGCTTCGCTCGCCAGCGTTCTTGCCAAGTTCTTTGTTTTGATGGTCCTCGAGAAGCATGTATGTAAGGATCTGCTCATTCATGTGAGCAAGACTTGCAAACTCTGCAAACGAGCCGCCAACAGTTTTGAAGTCGCGGAACATACGCACGCCGTCGCCTTTGCGGCGAACTCGCATGTCAAGCTTTCCTTGAAGCTCAACCTCGCCGTCAAACATCGGCATCGAGATAATTTCTTCAGTTGAAATCATCTCAAGCTCGGCGTCAACTCCGTTCTCTTCTACCCACTGAAGGTATCCTTCGAGCATGATACGACCAAGCTCAGCTTCACTATCCAAGTCAACTGTGTCTCGGTAGCTGTCAATAAGAATTTGCTTATCTATCTTGACGAGCTCAGCGTGCGCCTCAAGAAGTGGGACACCGAGGCCGTAGTGAGCATCAAGAGCACCGTGAATTCGTGTTCCAAGCGCAAGTGCGCCAGTCATGTTCTGTGTTTTTGGTTGAAGTCGTCTGTAGTAGGTTAGCCACCACTTACGACGGCAGTCCTTAAACGTCTGAATCTCTGAGTTAGAGATCTTTATCGGCCGTGGTGTAACAACCACTGGCATTGCTGGTGCATCAAATGACATGCTTAACTCGCTTTCTCATCTTTTAGGATTTTAAGAAGTTGTGTCTTGTCGCGCACAATCTGCTCAAAATTATCGGCTTTTGTATCTAGAACATCAATTACGCGCTCTTCAATTGTTCCTTCTGTGACGTAGTCCATAATGACAATTGAGTCGTGTATTTCACTACCAATACGGTGAACACGATCCATGGCTTGCTTGTGATCAACGAGTGACC